GTGGCTAAAGTTTTAGGGGATAGAAACAAAAGGTAGCAACCGTGGCGCAATCAAAACCAATTTTAGAGGTTCAAAATATAGACCGAACCTTAGCGCTATTAAACAAAATAGACCCAACCTATAGGCGCGACGTCACTAAACGCATTAAACGCGCCGGTAGCGTCATGATTACCGAAGCACGGCAAATGGTTACAACCGTTGTAGGCGTTAAAGGCGCCCCGCTATCCGGTATGAACCGTGGCACCCTTATAAAAGGCCGCGAGATTAGATGGAATACCGCAACCGTAAACAAAGGTTTTAACGTAAAAGTTGGTTCACGTGCCACCAAGGAACGATACGTAAACTTCACGCGTTATACAGACGGCGTAGCTACACACACAGAGCAAATACCTTTTGGCGCTAAACCATATCGCCTAATGACTGTCCAACAGCGCGACGCCGCAGGCGCAATCTATGACCATGCCGGACGACATACACAAGGCTTATTTGTGGCAAACCTTGACGTTTCCGGCGGTGGTGAACAACCTCGCGTAATTGACAAAGCGGTAGAGAATAACAAGCCTGCCGTTCAACAGGTTGTACAGTCTGTTATAGACGACGTGGAAAAGAAAACTAATCGCACGTTAAAACAAAGGTACCGCTAATGGCTATTAATATTCCTATTATCACTACGTTTAGCGATAGTGGGCTAACGGCTGCCAATAAAAAAATACAAATGTTCGGTAAACAATTCCCGGGCGTTGGGCTTGCCATTGCCGGTGTTACCGCAGCCATTGGCGCGGTTGGTGCTGCCGCATTTTCGGCCGTTCAAAAAGCATCAGATTTAAACGAGGGAATAAGCAAAGCCGGCGTTATTTTTGGTCAGTCAAGTAAACAAGTAGAAAACTTTGCGCGCACCGCTAACCGTAGTTTAGGGCTTTCCACAACAGCCGCTTTAAACGCTGCTTCAACGTTTGCCACGTTTGGTAAAGCAGCCGGACTAGCCGGACAAGAGTTAGTAACCTTTTCTACTGACTTTGTTACCTTGGCGTCTGACTTAGCGTCATTTAATAACACAAGCGTAGACCAAGCCATTAACGCTATTGGCGCCGCCCTACGTGGCGAAAGCGAACCGTTACGCGCCTACGGTGTTTTGCTTAACGACGCAACCTTAAAAGCCGAAGCAATGGAAATGGGCATATATTCCGGTACCGGTGCCCTAGGTCAACAAGCCAAAATTTTGGCCGCCCAAAGAGTTATTTATAAACAGACAGGCGACGCACAAGGCGACTTTTCGCGCACTAGCGGCGGCCTAGCCAACCAACAAAAGATACTTAGCGCAACATTGGAAAACGTCCAAACCAATTTGGGTATGGCGCTTTTGCCTTTGTTTATTAAGGTTGTACGTTTTTTTAATGAAAAGGTTACGCCTGCTATTGAGGAAGTAGCCGATGCATTTGGCGAACAGGGCCTAGTTTTCGGTATTCAAGTAGCCCTATCTAAAATGGGTGAAGCCGGACCAATCATTGCCAACGTGTTTAAAGCCATTGCGGGGGCAATTGCAAATACCGTAAACGTCGTTTACAAACTTGTTAAATCTTTCCAAGCTGTTTACTATTTCGCTACCGGACAATTCGGCAAAGCAATTGAAGCAACAAAAGACGCCTTTGATAATTTAATTGATGTAGACAAATTGCAAAATAGTTTTGATGGTTTTATTGCTGGCATATCAACGGTAGGCGAACGAACAAATACGGCCGCCGATTATGTAGACCGTATGGCCGAACGTACCGCAATGCTAGGACAAAATGCCAGAGACACCGCGGGCGATTTAAACGCAATGGGTGACGGCGCCGGTGGTGCGTCAAAGAAAGTAAACGAACTATACGACACAATTAAAGACAAGTTAACAACCGCTTTAGACGAAGCAAAAACACAACTTAAAAACGCACAAGAAGCGTTTACCGATTTTGGTAAAACCGTTTCCGACGGTATAAAACAAGGTTTTAGTTTTGCAGACGCCAAGGAAGCGGGCGTAGAAACTGGCGGCGGTTTTCTAGCTGGATTACGTGACCAAGTAGCCGGCGTAAAACAATACGCAAGCAACGTAGATACCTTGCTACAACGTGGACTTAGTGAACAGGCCCTAAGCGAAGTACTAAACGCAGGTGCAGAAGCGGGCGCCGCTATTGCTGCCGAACTTGTGGCAGGTGGGCAGGAAGCGATTACAGGCCCGGACGGAGTTAACGCGCTAGTCGGTACCGTGCAACAGGTTGCAGACCAATTAGGGCTAGATAGTGCCGCAAGGTTCTACCAAGCAGGCGTAGACCAAGGAAACGCGCTAGTAGCAGGATTGGAAAGCGTTTTAGCTAAGTACGAAAAGATTTTGAAAAACCCAAACCTAAGCACGAAACGCCTACAAACCTTGTTAGAGCAAGCCCAAACAGACATAGCATTTACCCAAATAACAGCGGGTCAAACTATTGCGGCACCGGCGCCAAGCGCGACAAGCGCGGCAAGCATTGCACAAGCAAAAGCAGCGCGCGGCGGCAATACGTATACCGTTAACGTTAATGGTGGTATGGCAACTAGTGCCGAAATAGGCCGTGTAACAACCGACGGGCTACGCGCTTTTGCAAGACAAAATGGACCCTTGGACATTCCCGTAGTTGGGTATAGGTAATGCCCGGCACAGCAATTACATTAGCCGGCAATTATTCGCTATTAGTTGACACAGGTTACGACGTTGGCAGCTTTCAACTAGACAGCGACATTAAAGGCTTGTTGGACGGTGTTTACCCGTTGGGGCCTACAACTGATTTTGCAGACGTTACTAGTAGTGCAACAGAAATAAGCGTTAGGCGTGGCCGTAAAGACATCGGTGACCAATTTGCAGCGGGAACCATGACGTTTACCATTAACGACACAGACGGCATTTTTAACCCGTTTGACGAAACAAGCCCGTTTTATGACACCGCGGAAGCATTACCCGGCTTAGCGCCATTACGTAACGTTGCTTTAATCCGATACGACAACGCCGATAACCCCGAATATTTGTACCGCGGTAAAGTTGTTAACTACGACTACAACTTTGCCTTAGACGGTATAGACACCGTAACCGTTTATTGTGCCGACGATTTCTACCTATTAAGCCAAACCTATATGGACGAATTAAACGTAGCGGTAGAAACGTCAGGCGAACGTATAGAAACCGTTTTAGACCTACCGGAAGTGAACTACCCGACAGGCGCAGCGCGTGACATTGACGCGGGCACCGTAGACCTAGGACACGACAGCGACTATACGGTGCCGGCAGGTACCAACGTTTTAGCGTATTTGTCGCAAATTAACGAAACGGCAGAGTTTGGCCGTTTGTTTATGTCACGTGCCGGGGTGCTGACTTTTACCCCGCGTATTGGTACGACGCTTTCCGGTAGCGTTGCCGATTTTGACGACCAAGGAAACGACGTACCCTTTACTAATTTGGGTATTACGTTTGAGGCCGACGCCGTAACCAATAGGACATTGGTACAAAACCTTGGCGAAGCGGTAGCCACAGACGACGATTTAACTAGTCAATCAATGTTTTTTATACAAACCAACAGCATTACCAACAGCTTGCTAGACAATAGCGAACTAGCTAACGCCGCCGCTTACTTGTTGGACCCATACCCGCAACCACGATACAACAGCGTAGAGACCGTGTTTGGTGCGTTAACCACAGCACAACGTGACACGGTAGCCATTATTGATATTGCCGACACAATAACTATAGAAAAAACGTTTATAACCGGTAATAGCACTATGACCCTTGCACAGGAATTAAGCGTAGAGGGCGTAGAACATCAAATAACCCTTAACGGGCACCGTATCAGCCTCTTTACAAGCCCTACAACTATTGTCTACGAACTGATATTAGACGACCCGCTATATGGCACAATTGACGAAGAAAATGTTTTAGGATAGGGGAACTATGGCTATTCAAGATTTTACCGCCGGGCAAATACTTACCGCGGCCCAAATGGACGCGTTACAGGCCAACGATTACAACCAAACCGTTAGCACAAAAACCGATAATTACGTGCTTGTGGCAGCCGACAAAGGCACCCGCGTAGTAATGGACAGCGCAACCGCTAAAACCGTTACCGTAAATAGCGGTTTGTTTGCAGCGGGTGACACTCTTTTTATTCAAAATATTGGCGTAGGTACTTGCACGATTACGGCCGGTACTTGCACCGTTACTACAGCTTCATCACTAGCGTTAGGCACGTGGGCAGGTGGCACCTTGTATTTTACAAGTGCTAGTGCTGCTATTTTTTTTAGCGGTGGCGGTGCAACTTATGGCACCGCAACAGGTGGCACCTCGTCAAGCATTACGGTTGGTGGCATAGCGTACACATTGCTTGCCTTTACAAGTGATGCAAACCTCGTTGTTTCTAAAGAGGGTTTATTTGATGTTTGTCTAGTGGGCGCGGGTGCAGGTTCAGGGCGCACCGACACAACTATTGCAACTGGCGGCGGTGGTGGTGGCCAAGTATTAGGTATAACAAGTACGACTACGGTTTATTTACCTGCCGCAACTTATGCAGTAGACGTAGGTGCAGGCGGCGCGGCAGCAGCAGACGTTACGGGTTACGGCGTAAACGGTGCAGGTTCAAGCATTGGTTCAATAATTAACGCCGCGGGCGGTGGCGGGGGCGCTTCACGTTTTGACGGTTTCCCGTCGGCGGGCGCGTCGGGTGGCGGTTCAGTTCGTAACCGGTTAAGCGGTAAAGCCGTAGTAACTACAGGCGGAAACAATGGCGGTACAGGCCCAAACGACACGGCAGCAGGCGGCGGCGGCGGCTCGGCAGCGGTTGGCGGTGACGGTGTTTCAACGACTGGCGGTGCAGGCGGTAACGGTTTAGACATCAGCACATTTATTACTGGAGCAACTTACTACGCAGGTGCAGGCGGTGGCGGTGGTGGTTCAGTTACGGGCGGCGCGGCTGGCAACGGTGGTGTTGCAGGGAAAGCAACGGGTACGGGAAATAACGGTGTTAATTACGGTGCTGGCGGTGGCGGAACCTACGGTGCGTCATTTGCAGGCGGCGCTGGTGCAGCAGGGGTTGTGTACGTAAGGTTCAAGTCATGAACGATTTAACATATTTTGCCCAAATAGATGAAAACAATGTGTGCTTGCAAGTGCATGTCGTAACGCAAGAATTTATAGACGAAAACCCCGAACGGTACACGGGTATTTGGGTAGAAACATTTTACAACAACCCAAACAAAACTTATGCCGGCGAGGGTTACATTTACGACGCGCAAACACAAGATTTCACCGCGCCGCCTTATGACCCGCCACCGATTAACTAATGAAATGGCGTCCGTTTATCGGTTACGCGCTACTGGTCGTAGTGTGGTGGGCCTGTAGTGCTTGCACAATTAGCAAAAGCAATACAACGTACCAATGCTTTACAAAGGCCGCCTGTGAATAAAACACCCGAACAACACCACGCAGGTCTAATAGTTTTTGTTGGCCGAATTATGGCCGCTTGTTTTGCGTTTACAATCATTGCATTTATATACGGCATTTTGTTTGTAGACCAACCTATGGAACAGGCCCCAACAGACGCCCAAATAATTGACTTGCTATCCACCTTATGCGTGTTTCTGACCGGCACATTATCGGGCCTTGTAGCAGGCAACGGACTTAAAAGCAAACCAAAACAAAACGAGGTAAACAATGCCAATTAACAAAGCAATGCTAAACACCTATTTTCACAGCGCTATCGCAGCGGCAGCTGCGTTATACATGACCGGTAACACCAACCCAAACGACCTACTAAAAGCCGCTATTGCAGCTGTAGCACCAACCGTACTTAGGGCAATTAACCCTAAAGACTTGGCCTATGGCCTAAAAAAATGATTGCTAAAGCAAAGCCCGGCGTAGTGGGTGCGCGCGACTATCTAGGAAACAGCGACGGACCCGCAAACGCTAAACGCCCCGGCACCGAAGAATGGGTACGGCAGGCCGCCAAGTATTCGGGTGGCGCTTTGTGGAATAACGGCACCTTTGGGCAACGCGACGTTAAAGGCAAACCGGGCACAATGTCAGTACACGCAACAGGGCGCGCAATGGATTTAAGTTACCGCAAAATGGAAACCAAGGGCGTAGCCACAGGGCGTAACACGTCTAAACAATTTATTGACAAAGTAGTAGCAAACGCCAATACATTAGGCGTACAAATAATCATTGATTATTGGCCGCAACCGTTTGGCCGGGCGTGGCGTTGTGACCGTCAAGCATGGAAAGCGTACGAAACCAAAACCGTTAGCGGCGCACCCTCGGGCGATTGGTGGCACGTGGAAATAAGCCCCGGCATGGCAGACAACGCGGAAGCCGTAAAAGCCGCATTTCAAGCCGTGTTTGAGGTATCCGCAACCGCGTAACAATCATTGGCTAGGGTTTTATTTACCGACGGAAAGCCTTAAACCATGAACGAAATACAATTCTTCAATTATGAGTGTTTTATAACCTCACTTAGCACCGGGCAAAAAGCCATGGTACAAATTTTCAGAAACCCACAAACAAACGAAGTTATACACGTACAACTAGCGTTTAAAAGCCCGGCATACGGCACTTGGGGAATTCCCTACCAAATGGAGGTAGCAAAATGATTAACCACAAGATAACTACAGGCATAATTGCCCTTATTTGCGTAGTTTCGGTTGCGTTGGGCTTTAGTAATGCACAGGCCCCCGAGCCAGCCCCACAGGTAGCGCCAGCCGTCCTACCCTCCACAACGATTACTAGCACCACGTTGCCCGCATTGGTCACTACATGCTCTCAGGTTGCGACTTTAGCCCTTGCGGCAGGATTACCGCCAAGCGAACTAGAAACAGCCCTACGCGTGGCCGTACGTGAAAGCCGATGCACAAGCGACGCGTTTAACGCAACCGACACAATGGGCGGAAGCGCCGGGGTTTACCAAATTAACTACTTTTGGTGCAAACCATCTACCTACTGGCCGACCGGGTGGTTACAAGCCCAAGGCATTTTGAAAACATGCGAAGAACTATTCAACCCAATAACAAACAGTAAAGCTATGGTTGCTATTTGGCACAACAGCGGTTGGCTACCATGGAAAACAGCGAACTAAACAACTACATTTATCCCGACAATTCATTAAGTGAGGAAACCCGACGTATGTTAGACCCGACACAAAACGCTTTAGCGCGGCACGAAACAGTAATAAAAAACCTGTTAGACGAAATATGCAGGCCCGCACACATACCGTACAAACCTAAACACGCCGATTTAATTGGGCGCCTAAAACACCTAGCGGTAGACCTTGACTTATCTGGTGATGAGGCCGCATGGAAAACCGTTAGCGAAGCAATAGAGGCATTAGGCGGCTAAATGTTTACTGTTTATTTAACCCCGACGGAAATAAACTACGCATACGCCGTAGCTGAACTACGCCACGAAAACGCCAAACACAACCAACACCAAGACAGGTTTAAAGGCGAATTTAAAAACACTTTGCCCGACAAAATAGGCGCGCTAGGTGAATTTGCGCTAGCCAAACATTTAAACATTTATTGGGGTTACGAACCATACAACCCGAAAGCTAACGACGTAGGCACCTATGAGGTACGCACAACACCACGCCCGGACGGTTGCCTACTTACCCGTGATTTTGACAAACCCGCAATATACGTGCTAGCAACCTTAGACAAAGAAAATAAAGCGGTAATGTTGCGCGGCTGGAATACGTTGTATGAAACTATGCAAGTTGACCGGTGGGCGCCTTATATGCCGCTTCCATGTTTTAAAACGCCACAAACGTTGTTACACCCAATGAATACGTTACCAAAACCAATATAAACCCGACATGAAAGACAAACCCGACATGAGACCATGCCCTAAATGTGGCGTAACAACCTACGCATACACAGCAAGCAAAACGCACGAACGTACTTTGTACTTCCACCCGGGAACATGCAAACGGAAAGGGTACTAACCATGGCCTTTAACATTGATAACTACGTAGACGTACCAACACGCCTAAAAGAAGCGTTAATAAAGCACCCAAACCTACGCATACAAGAAACCGCGGCAGAGGTAGTAACAATGCCCGACGGAAGCACGTTTTACCGTTGCACCGTGACCGTTTGGCGCGACGAAACAGACCCAATACCCGCAGTAGCTACCGCAGCTGAACCGTACCCCGGCAAAACGCCGTACACGAAAAACAGCGAATTTATGGTAGGTATGACTAGCGCGTTAGGCCGTGCCCTTGGCTATATGGGGTTTGGTATAAGCAAAAGCATTGCAAGCCGCAACGAAATACAAGCACGACAAACAACAGACAAACCGGACGCCCAAATAGCACCAATACGACGCGAAACCACAAACAATTACCCCAAGCAAGCAACACAAAAACAGGTTTATTTTATTAAATCGTTGGCTAAGGGTGCAGGGTTTGACGAAGCGGCGCTACACGATTACATAGCCGTAACGCTTAACAGCGACGCGGTGACCCTTGAAACGTTAAGCCCTGAACAGGCCACGCAGGTAATAGACGCACTAAAACAACTACCAAGCAGCAAGGCGGACTAATGCTATTAGGCGAAATTATTAAATTATTGCGCGAAATAACGGCACTAATTGAAACAATCCAAAAACAACCGGATTACATAGGCAAAGACGAAGTAGAACAGTATTTACGTTGGGCCGCTAAACATTTGGCAGATGAGATATGGCAAACCGTGACATATAAGAATTACGGCACCAATGGCAATGCTTGAAGCGCAATTTAAAAACAGCGTTATTGAAATTGCTACACGTTACGGGTGGTTTGTGCACCATGACCTACCTTGC